GTGATTTGAAGATCCAAACGCGTAAGCGAGACGGAACTGATGGGCACGCTATTGAGGTGGGCCTGGCAGATTCATGGGTGCCGATCGGGTACTTGGGTAATACCAAAGAAACTCAGATCGACGCTGCGATGGTGCGATTGGTTGGTGGAAACATCGATCACGTTCGTAACATTCGACACCTTTTCATGACTACAGAAGTGTGGAACAAGATGCCAGCGTTCTTTTCGGGAACGTTTGACGATGGGACAAGGATGAATGTAGATAAGGATTTCTACATAATCAACGATCCGGCGCATAAGAACATGGTCATTCATAGTATGACCCTGAGGACTCAGGGAACCATGATCAGTGGTGATTGTGGGAGAGCGTACTATGCAGAGATGGCTGTGCCAAACAGACTTCTAGGAATTCACAATTGTAACGTGAAGGAAAAAGGTTGTCCAGTAAACCGTTACGGGTTCGCACCTTTAACGCGAGAAGACATAGCAGCAGCTATTGCTAGGCTGGACAGCTTTTTTATGAAGTCAGTGCCGATTGCGGATTACCAGATGGAAGGATGGAAGTGTTCAGGTGTCGAGCCGACAGCTTTTGACGAAGGAAAGTTAGAGCTGTTGGGCAAGGGGTCAGTAAACGGGTGTTCAATCGCCCGTCCTATTGTACCGACAACAAACCTCGTGAAGACGAAAATGCAACACCCAGCTTGGGACGACAATTTCATGCCGTCAGTGAAGCGAGTAGTGGAAGTTGATGGAAAAGAAATCCATCCTCTTCTTACTAATGCGCAGAAGTACTGTTTCCATCCTGGAAACGTATCGGCGAAGATATACGGGTTGGCTCTTAACGAGTTCAACCGGTATGTCCCGTGTAAGCAGGGAAGACAACTAACAAACGAGGAGTGTTTGAACGGAGTTGGTGAGATGAACCGTGTGGTTACATCGACTTCGAGCGGAGTTATAGCGCCTTTTGTGTCAAAGGAGGAGCTCATCGACCACATACCAGGAGAGGTAGTGGATGGTGTGCATAAGCCGGACACTTTGGTTTTCAGTGAGAAAGCCAAGACGTTAGTTATTCCGTGGTACGGTAGGACTTTTACGGATCAGTATCAGTATTGCGAGGAGCAATTGAAAGCAGGCCAGAAACCTGACTTCGTCTGGGTGTCAACCCTCAAGGACGAGCTCAGGCCAAAGGAGAAAGCCAAGAAAGGAAAGACGCGAGTATTCGAGAATCCCGATTTCATCTACAATTTATTGCAGAGGAAGTATTTCGGTGCTTTTACCAATTGGTATAAAGCTAACCGGGGTTTTCGGTTACATCACGCGATCGGTATCGATCGTGAAATCGCGGCTCAAGAAATTTTCGATGGTTTGACGTGGAAGGATCGTACCTTTGACGTGGATTATGGAAATTGGGATGGATCAGTGCCAGCTATACTCTTTGACTTCTTTTTGGGAGTCACAGATTTCTTTTACGGATTGGAAGGACAGACGGAGAGACATGTTCTCATCGACTGCCTGCGGTCGTCTTTGCATATAATTGACGACCGTCTTTTCCTTTCGTATCAGGGAAACAAGAGTGGAAATGCTATGACGGATGTTTTTAATTCCGTCTGTAATGCTGGTTTCATCTACATGACCTACACGCACTATTTTGGTGCATGTGACTCTATTCGGGAGAATTTGCGTTTTATTACGTATGGAGACGACGTTATTGCGTCGGTGTCACCGAACGTGGAAGGTTTTAACCGTGTCAGTGTAGCAGCTGTAGGGACGGCCCTTGGACTTACCGTGACTAGTGCGAAGAAAGATGGTGTTATGGAACCATTTACACCAATTGAGGAAGTGAGTTTCTTGAAGTCTGTCTTCCGACCGGGGAATCCTTTTAGGTTCCCTTTGCCGTTGGAAATCATTCACCGCGAATTACGGTGGGAGAGAAAGCAGAACAAAGGAGACGACGTTGTCCTCAAGCAACGCATACTACAGGCGTTAGATATGGCCTGTCACCATGCACAGGAGGTGTATGATACTCTCGTGAGTCAATTAGGGGAGTGTGGTTACGGAAGCTGGGTTGATGGATCCTATGAGTGGAGACAAGACCGTTTGCGTTTGAAGCAGCTGGAGAGTAGTCTAGCTGACCGAGTGGAGAATTATGTGGATAGTCTCGGATTGCCTATACTGGAAGGAGAATTTCAGTCAGGAGAAGTCGAGGAAGATGCGGTGCCAGATGATGGCCCCGGACACGATTGGAGGCTCACACGTCATCATTCAGTAG